TGATCCTACAACATCAACTTTCTTGTTTGGCTTTGCATCGTCATCTAGAACATAATATGGTATACTATTTTGAAAATAATTGACAATATGGGAATCATTCTTGCTGAATGCTTTATAAGACATAAGATACTCAGGAGGAGTACCAAATGCTTTCATAGAGCCTATTGTTTCGCCACCAATAAGCGGGACTATAGTTGCGTGTTTAAACATGCTTTTGTATCTTCACCATCAAGTCAGTGAACACATAAGACGAATCTTGGTGTTCTTTGTAAAAATTATATGCCATATGCCGATGTTCGTCTCTCATCACATCATCGGATGACAACTTATTTATCAACTGTAATGCATCCCCCATGTTGTTTTCAGACAACCAAATCGTACCACTATCTTTACATTCAGTTAAAGGTTTACCCTGTGCTCGATGAACACATGCATCTCCGTATTCTTTACGAAATACTGGAATGGTTCCAATTGCTGCTAATTCGCAATGTGTATACTCGATGGAGTGTTTGATGAATCGTGGTGCTAAGATAGAAAGCTGATAACAGAATCCTGTCTTTGCTGCTCTCTTCAACATATTATCATTTTTATACAAACTAAAGCATGCTGCATAGTCACCATAGTGTTTAGATAGATCAATGTTATCGGGATCAAGTGGTGTAGGACTAATATAATTAATGAATCTATCTTTATGTTTTGCCTTAAAGTCTATGAAAGCAGGTGATCTTTCAATTCCTTCAAGTGTAGTCAAGTAGCCATTAGGCATTAAGTACTTATTATGGAAATCCAGCATCATGTTATAGCCTTTCCATGATGTTGTTCTTCCGATCCATTTATGCGACTTTGGATCTTGTTCTTCAATTGGTCGCCAATACTTTTCTCTCAACTCATCAAACATCATTCCCGGTTGAAAAGTGTAGAATGGCTTCTTCTCTTCTTCAAAAAAATTCATCAGAGATGCGGCTGTTCCAGTAGAATGCTGCTCATTAACTACAGTAGCAAAATCACCAGTGTTGCTGTGTGCAAAGATAACTTTTGCTTTATCAATAGATTCTTTTAATGCTTCGTTACGCTTAATAGAATGCATGATATGATCATGTTGAATAAGAACAAATGACTTATTCACTGATTCCAATATACGTTTAAATCCATTAACACACTCATCACCATGGCCTTTACCACGATCGTTGCTCTTGGATGGAAGAGAGTTGACAATAACTAAATCAGCACGATTACATCTGTCTATGATCTTATCGATCTCAGATGGCAGTGAGAACTTATATTCTTGTAAGTTCTTTACTTCGTGACACTTCTTTCTCGACCAAGCTTTGTCTTTAGATGCAACTACTGTGTATGCATAGTTATTTTTTTCAAACCACTTGCATAGTTCTACAGTATGTTTTGTTACGCCGCATCCTTCAACGCCACGTGCTAATAGTACTATAATGTCTTTAATCATAAATATAACTTCTACACTCTTCTAATATTAATGATTCAAATACTTTGTCGTTTAATTGACGATTCCTTGGTGACGGGTGAGGTAGCTTAAAATGATCTATATTTAACTTCTTCAAAGCTTTAGACGGGAAGTCACCAAGAGCTAATACTTTATATTTTTTATTTATACTTTTCTCGAGCAGGTTATAGTCAATTTTATTGCTTTTGTATTCACCACGCACATCAATACAATTGATGAAAGAGAAATTCTTAATACCTAGATGATCCATCCATCTAAGTAGTGTAGAGAATGTTGAGTTCTTATATACTCTTACGCGGGTATGTCTATTTGATGGGTTGATTCCTACAACTATAACTCTAGATATATCCTGAATCATACCATTGATACTCCACACCTACTTCATCAAACATACTCTTTGAAATAGCAAATGAATCAAGCCATCGGCCAGAAAATTCTTCTAATGAAACTTCTGGTGTATATATGATGACACGTTTGATGCCAACCTGAATCACACCTTTGGCACACTCAGAGCATACAGGCAAACCATACACGTATAAGGTAGATTGATTGAGCGAGATACCATTCAATGAAGCATTATAGATACAGTTCATCTCTGCATGGACAATATACTTATACTTTTCTTCTCTTTCAGAGAGTCTTTTAGAAGTATCTCTGATACCACGCGGAAACCCATTATAGCCCTGTGATAATATTTGGCCATGCTCACCAACAGTCACAGCACCTACACAAGTAGATGGGTCTTTAGACCAAGTTGAGATATGTTTGGCCAACTCACAATACTTGTGATCCCAATTTGACACAATCATTTTATCAGATGAAAGTGTCTCTCGTAGACGTGGAGAGATCCCACATTCCATATTATATCTCCAAGTTGGATTCCAAGTTCATCGCACAATTGAAGTGCTACATATTGTTGCCATGCGAAATCATTCTTATACCCGTAGATTACATCATTTGATCTCATGTTGACAAGTGCATGTAGCTTATCATCTCGGATCAAATATTGAACCGCATTAGTACACATGAAATCATTCATGCCAAGAAACTTATAATCATAATGCATATGAGGTCTTGTGTAGATCATGATGGCACGACGAGAATTTGGCTGTTCTCTCAATTCATTTAGAACATTTTCATATTGATTACCATTCTCACCATTATATATGCACCAACCATAGTTTGAATTAATGTAACCGTGTATATCAGCTACATCTTTCCATACTTTTGGCGCACCACCCGGGATGTCATTTACATTCAATGACTCAGATTTATACCATTCAAGCTCGCGTTGAATATAGTCATTATCAATAGTGCCAAAGATACATGGTTCATCTGCAATGAACTGTGCTGCAACAAGTTCTATAGTCTTGACGCCTGTCTTGTCAATAATAAATTGTTGATTAATCAGAGCATCAACAAAATAATTACGTATGTGTTTAACTGTGTCCATCAGCCACAACTCATTCTAGTCATTTTCCAGCAATCACAATCAGAGCACATACGATTTGGATTCTTACTCTTACAATCGGCATAGTAAGGTTCATCTTCAATCGATTCATGAAATTCTTCGGTTGAAGTTGGTTCAATTTTTCGATTGAAAATGTCTCGGAATTGATTTTGGCCTTCCATCTTAAACCTAAGCCATGATACAGCAAATGAACAATAGTTGATGATGTCTTTGTATGTATCTTCTAGAGATTCAAAATTAGGATTGTTATGAGCTGCTGCTTCGAGTAAAGACTGTGCTCGATAAACTTTACCTTGAATGGTATCATGAATGGTGTCGATACCACGACGATAATGCATCGCTTGCACTACATTTGAGTTTGGGTTTTGATAATCATTTGATTTCTTTGTCTGAAGATCAATACACTCATTCAATACTTTAATAGATTCTTTCATGATTCACCTGTATTTTGATGGAGACAACTCACAGAGCTCTTTGCTTATTGCTTTATTATATACATTTTCATAAATATGTAAATCATCTTTTGTATACATTCTACATGTATCGCCATTGAAATACTGAGTAAAGAACGTTCTTGGTTTCTTAGACTCCCATATAGTTATGGGATCATCTTCTTTTGACGGGATTTCTACAAAAAATAAATGATCAACTTCATCACATTTTCTCCATTGTGATGAACCTAATGCAAATGCATTATATTTTTTAATGGATACAAGTGTCTTTACTTCTACTGTCGTATCATTGTTGATAGTCATATCTTTAACAGAATCAAAACGATTCTCGCTTAGAGCTACTTGATGCCCTGCATTAAGCAATGCAGACTTTACGAGCATCTCACCAATGCTACCAATTCTAACAATTTTTTGTGCTCTATTCATTAGAATAACTTTGAAAATTTACCCGTATTATTCTTATGAGAGGGAGCACGCCATCCTTTAGGCTTGATAAGATCAGGCAAACCGAGAGGATTAGGCCGAGATTCCTTGACGCCAACTTCTTTCTTCATATTAGCGCTGTGCACTCGATTCCAAGCTTTATACGAATCAACACCAAAAGAATCTAACGTACCAATCGCAACCACACAAAGATCGACCAATGCATCCACCACGTCTTCAGGCGACTTAGCAGTCTTAAGTTCATTTAGTTCTTCCTCAAGAAATTTAATACGAAACCTTGCAAATTCAATAAGCTTTTCATTATCAAATTCATTTACTTTTTCATTGACGCCATACTTTTCATGCATTTGCGCAATGTCTTTAACCCAATTCTTACTCATAATTTACCTCCACAATGGGGACATCGTTTTTCATATTGTTCGTTAATACTATTAATTAAATGTTTCAAATCTTTTGCTTCATGAAGAAATTCTTTCAATACTTTCTTTGATCTTTCTTTCTTAGGTTTATAAATTTCTTCTTTGATTTTATCTTTTAGTTTTTCTAACTTTTGTTCAAATACACTTAGAAAATTTGGTATTGGTTTCATACTATATCTTACTTTAAGATAAAAGTAAATAGGCCCCGAAGGGCCTATTCATAAATAATATTAGAAACTAACTTTCAATTGCGTAGCAAGCATTGTATAATTAGTATTCCAATCATTGTCAAGTCTGGTTTCTACATACGGACCGACTGAAATGTTATCGTCAATCTTATAATCAACTCCTACCTGATAACGGCTCTGTTCAAACGAAGTCTCTGAGACGTTGTTGTAAAAGTCAACGCTCGCCCAAGAAGTGAACTTGTCATCTAGCTTATAGTAAGTCCAAGCACCAGCACGGAAACGAACGTAATCATCTCTAGCATCGACAACATCATCTTCAACATCAAACTTTCTGTATTCGATACGTGGACGAACTCGGAAAGACCAACGATCAGTCACCTGCCAAGATAGACCTACATATTCAAGCCAAGGACGATATTCCCAAACTTTCTTATCTAAGCCATCAACAGTTACACCATTGACTTGATATCCAGGATCGCCATTGATTCCACTGTTCTCACCAAGTTCATCTTCTGCATATCTAAATCCAGCAACTAGCCCGTTGCCAAAAGCATACTTTACTTCATGATGGTCATAGTCTTCACTGAAATAAGTACGTAATGTATAAGCTAGTGGTCCATGTTCA